GGCCATTCTGCGACGTTCATCAGTGTCCAAGAAGACAAAGTCAACGTACAAGGAAGCGGCAACCAAAGATTGGTTGTAAGCAATGGTAGCAGGAACTGGGCGACCAACAGAGTATTGACCACTAGCAGCGTAAGGGTTGGTGTTGCAGTTTAATGTAGTGACAGCCCACAAGCACTCATCAATAGGTCTGATATCGAGGTTAATCTTGACTTCGTGGTATTGAAGAGCAATCAAAGGAAGAGCCAAACCAGGGTTGGTGCAGAACCAGAATTGAAGAGGAACGTACAAAGTGGTTTCTGGAAGAGCATTGCGAGGAGCACAAACTTGACGAGGAGCTAAGGAGTCACAAGGGGATTCAACATCAGAGAAAGAAGGATCAGTGATGAAGGTCAATTGAGTGGTGTTACCGATCATCTTGAAGTAACCGCGTTGTTGTTCAGAGGTCATGGTCAATTGGTTCCAGATGTGCATCCAGTCACCATATTGACGGTCGATTCTTTGACCACCGATTTCGACTTCAACTTGAGCAATCAATTGCTCACCAGGGAAATCTAACCAACGGGCATAGACACCAGTGTTTTGGCCAGTGGTGTAGTTGCCAAGACCCATAAGTTGGTTAATTTCAGGAAGAGTGACTTGCAAGTAAGTTCTGTAAGCCAAATCTCCGTTTCTGCTGATAACACATTGGACTCTGCGTCCAAAATCAGCTTGACCATTGAATGTTTGTTCAATTGATTCAATAGCAAAGTTAGTATATCTACGATAGGTTACTTTCCAAAAAGTAATTTGAGGGTTACCAGTAAGGTAAACATCTTGAGCGCCATAAGCTACGAGTTGCATTAATCCACCTCCCATTTTATACAATCCCTAAAGAAAAAAATTTTTTGGAAATTAAATTAATTAAATTAAATTAATTAATTTAAATTCGATAAAAATGCAAATTTTATTATGATATAATTTTATTTAAATCTAAATTGGTCTTCATAAATTTTAATAAGTAACTATCCTCTAGTACTTCTTTTTTATTTTCATGTGGCTTTGAGAATACATATGAACAATCTCTTTTTTTTACAGACCATCCTTGCTCAATAGAATTAAAAAGTAACATCATTTTTTGAAATTTTATTACATCTACTTTTACATTTTCATTTTCTAAATCTTTTAAGGAGTCTAGGTTTACTTTTATATCCATTTAATTTAAAATAAGAAAACTTTAAATATGTTTTAACTTGTTTAATTAGAGAGAATATCTATTTCTTCTAAAGAATCTTGAATAATGCAATTCTTCATTTTCCAAAATTTTTAAGTTACTCTTTACAATTTCTCCATTTTCATTTGAATAATATACATTTTTTATTCGATAACCTTTCTTTTCAGGTAGAATATTCATAGTTTCTATGCAATTAGCACATGGCTTAGAATTTTGTAGCCTATTATTTTTTGAAAGTCTTACAACCAAAATATTAACATTTTGTAAATGTTTCTTTCTTCTTAAGGGTTTTAATCCATTTATCGCATCATGTTCTGCATGAATTCCAGGTTGATTTCCAGAAACGTCACCCATCATATTAAATCCATAACTTAAAACATTAGCCTTTTCCAAAACACCACCCTTTCCCTTGTAAAATACAGCATGCATGATTGTAATTTCCGCACAAACATGAGGAGGAGATATAAGAGTCTCCATTCTCATAGGAAGAAACGTCAGCATTTGACGGCAAACAGAAGCGCTTAATAAACAAAGAATCAAAAATCTGAGTCATTCTAGTTATATATTATTGTTTTTTATATTTATGTAAGTTTTGGTTATTTATTTCAATTTTATTTTTAAGTAATTTAAATAAATATTTTAAACATATTAATAGTTAAACAAAATCCATAAATTTATATTAAATAGTTATGCCAACCTTTAGACCAAAATCGAGTAAAAAGATTAAGTTTAATAAAAAATCGGCAGTAACACTTGATACTAAACACAAAGAATTTTTAAATGAATTTTCAAAAGATGAAAATATAGTAATAGATTACAAATGTCAAATTCAAATACTTAAGAAAAAATTAGAAGAAGAAGGAGAGCAATTATCTATTGAAGAAATACTTGATATAAAGGATAATATTTACTCACTAAAAGAAATAATAAAAGATACAAAAATGAAAAAGAAAGATTATTTTCTTGATAATTCAAAATTTATATTTGAATATTTTGAAAATAAGAAAAATATATCAACTGGTACAAATACACAGACTGTTACTAATAAAACAAAATTAGTTAACAATTTTTTTAAAATTAAAGAAGATGATATAGCAAATAAAATTGTTCAAAAAGATAATTGCAACATCGTTCTTAAATACTTAACTAATGTAAGCGATGATTTTTTAGATATTAATAACTTTGTTTATCCAACAGATATTTGCCAAGTGTGTCACAAAGGTGAATTAATTCCATTAGAAGAAGATGGCATTATGGTTTGCAATGTGTGTTCAAGAAGCATTCCATATCTTATTGAAAATGAAAAGCCTTCTTATAAGGAACCGCCAAAAGAAGTTTGTTTTTATGCTTATAAACGCATTAATCATTTTAAAGAAATATTAGCTCAATTTCAAGGCAAAGAAACAACTCAGATACCAGAAGATGTTATTGAAAATATAAAGTTACAAATTAAGAAGGAGAGAATTGAAATAGCACAAATTACAAATGTAAAGACAAAAGAAATTTTGAAGAAGCTTGGGTATAATAAGTATTATGAGCATATACCATTTATCAAAGACAAATTGGGAATTAAACCACCAATTATGTCGCCCGAACTTGAAGAGACACTTTGCAACTTATTTATTGAACTTCAAGCTCCTTATTCAAAATATTGTCCAGATGACCGAGTTAATTTCTTAAATTACTATTATACAGCATACAAGCTTTGCGAACTTTTAGGTGAAGAGAAATATCTAGAACATTTTCCAATGCTAAAAGACCCAGAAAAAAGAATGGAACAAGATATTATTTGGAAAAAGATTTGTGAAGAATTAGATTGGGAATTTATACCTACGATTTAAAATAAAATTATTTAATTGATTATTGAGCTTTGTATGGGAAAAGTTTCAACATATTTGTGTTATATATTGAATAGTTAGGGTCATAGCTATTAGCACCTACACCATTACCATAACACATACCACCTCTTTGCTTTCTACTTTTTCTAGTCTTTCTTCCTTTTCTAGAAGTTTTTCTTCTGCTTCGTTTTCCACCATATTCACTTGCTAACGATTCATTGCCAGATGAAATTGATGACATAGAACCATCCGACATACTAGAATTGCCAAATGATTCATCTGCAACAGTAGTATTTGCCCTCATACTGTCTTGTGTTACATCTAAATCGGACATATGTAAAGAACCATTATCGCTATTAAATGATAAATCCATATCGTGAGCATCATCTTGAGCATGTGGTATAGCATCTATAGTTTCTGCATTTGGATTTTGAAATATTTGTTCATTAAGAATTTCAATCATTACTTGCTCAGCCAATTCGTCACCAGGAACTTGATTTTGTAATTGATAGACTTTAAATATAACTTCGTTAAATGGGATTTCCATATCTTGTAAAGATTGAATTTGATTTTCTGAGAACTGAGCAGTTTGCAATTGTTGTATTTCTGATTGTGAATACGCACCACCAACCATTTTTCTTGTTCTAGATATCCTTCTTTTTTGTCTTCTATTACGCGTATGTTTTTTTGCCATAATATATTATTATAAGATTATAATTCTATTTTGTTTCTTTTTTTGTCATAAATCCATAAATCATATTTATATCCTAAACTTTCCGCAGCATTTTTCTTTTCAAATACATTATTCTTGGTTTGATTAGTCCAAGTTGATTTAACTTCAATACATCTGTTTTGTGACTTAATATAAATATCGACATAATGTCTATGTCGTTTATTATTTACATCATTATACCATATTTCTGGAACATTACTTCTCTCTGTAACAATATCATCTTCATTAATTTTTTCTTCAAATAAAAGTTCATCAAGTGCAAAGTTTTCATAACCTTGATATGTTATTATTTTACCTGAAGGCAATATATATTGTTTTTTATTATACGAACTTTTTAACATATTTTCAGCTATTTCTGAGTTTTGTGAATGATGTGGAACTCCGTATTTTTCCATATTGGTTTTATATATTTTTTCTTTCACAACTTTATCACCTGTAGGCGATTTACAACCAAATTTATCCATATTAGTAGAACAAGTTTTATTTTTGATTACTTTATTTTGTTGAGGATTTTCTACGCCATATTTTTGTAAATTAGTTTGTTTTATCTTATTTCTTATTTCAGAAGATTGTAGAACAAAGTCTGTTCCATATTTTTCAATACTTTTATCTATCTTTTGTTGTTTAATGTTTTCTAATTGAGAGTTATGTTCAACGCCATATTTATTTATCATAGTTTGTTTTAGTTTATCTTTAAAATCTTGACATTTCATAGCATTATCAACGCCATATTTTTTTATATTTGTTTCTACAATTTTAACTTTACCATTTTCTTTGCTACAGTTTTCACAATAGCCATTAATTTTTAATAGTTGTCTGAATGGTTTACTAAAAATATTTTCACATTCAATATTCTTACAAACTCCTTCAATTATTGTATCCCTATTAACAAATTGATTTGAATAATCATCTGTTAAAAATATATTATTTTTATCGCAAAATTCATTTAAAATATTTACATCATATTTAACTTTTGCATCTCGTATTTTATTATTTGAAATATTAGTCATGCAACCACTACAATAAGCTCCTGTTTTTATTAACTGTCTAAAATTTTTATTAAAGTTGTTTTCACATCCATCGCAAATACATTTGCCTTCAATATAACTTTCTCTATTTATATTTTCATATGACCTTAATAAAGTAATATTATTTGTATTACAATATTCAATAAGAGTTTCATTATTAAATTTCATTTTATTATAATAAAAATAAAATTATATGTTTATATTATTTTCATAAAAGCATTATTTTCAAATTTTATGAAATTATATATTAATTGTTACCATTTATGGTCTTAAAACCCGCCAGGAAAACGGACTAGATTAGCACCAATACCAAATCCGGCACCACTGCGAGCAGTTACACCCATGGATGGAACATAGGTATCAAGAATGCTAAATGTGGCAGCAGCAGTTAAGGCAATCAAAATAATTTCCTCAATGTTCAAGGAACGTTTAGGAATAGCATACGCAGCAATAGCGACCATTAAACCTTCAACAAGGTACTTAATAATTCTCTTGACAAGTTCACCAACGTTAATTAAACCGTTCATTATATTAAATATCAAGAAAAAATAATTTGTGCGCTAAAAAACTTAAAAATAAATAAAATAATTAATTAAAATGGATCGTTCTAAAACTAAGCAATCTTCTAAAAAGGGATTTGAGCGAAAGCAATCTAATGGAAAAGAAAACCCTAAATATGTCGATATATTAGAAACTGATAAACCAATTGCTGGTCAAAATTTTGTTTGCATGTCTTTTGTATCTCCAGAAAAAGTTTTAAAGCAAAAGGAAGTATTCTTTTTTGAAGAATTCCTAAAGAACTGGGAATTCAATAAGTCTATGGAAAAATTTCTTCAATTCGTAAATTTTATTTCTTTTAAGTATAATCTCTCATTTGAGGATTTAAATAAAGATTTTAAGGATTTTGTTCAGGAAGAGAAAGAGAATTTGGTAAAGTCTTCACTCGATGATGATTATAAAACTTATTTAGATAATCATGAAGATGATTTACAAAAGAAATTTGACATTGCAAATAACTTCCAAACTAGTACAAGAGGTCTTAAAGTTCGCGGTGTATATCCAACACAAGAAGAAGCTGAATTAAGATGTAAAATGTTGAGAGAAA